TACCGCCCTACTTACTCACGTAATATCATTAACCGTATACCATGAGTGAAAAGAAGACACTGAAACAAGATTATACTGAACGCTTGCGCAAGTATGAGCGTGAGCTTTCACTAAAACTACGAAGTAATGGCAACAAAGAAGCAGACAAAACCAAAAAGTGAACCGTCAAGTATTACTTACAAGTTCATTCGCTACAATCTTCAGTTGTTCGATGGCTTGTGGTCAATACCGATTGCTTTTGTAGTGTTCCTGATTGCAGGTGCATTGAGCAGTGAATACTTTGGTGATGCGCTTATATCTACCGAATACGTTCAATACATCGTGCTGGCTTCACTCATCATGGTGTTTGCCAACTTCGTTACGTTTTTAGGAATTCGTTTCAATTTTAGGGCATTACAGCGCGAAGTCTATAGCAAAGAAATTAAGTATGAACTAAACACCTATCTAACCACATGGCAAAAGGTTGTCTTATACCTGCTCTTATATGCGTTCTACTTTGCTGCATTCCTGTTTATTTTACGCATGCTGATGACGGCTACTGCGTAAGGACTACGGCTGCATCATTTGTCGGTGTAAAAGAGAAGGGCGGTAACAATAAAGGTTTCAACGATGCCGCGTTGCAGGTATTGATGAAGCAGGAAGGTTGGTTGCCCGGTTACGCATGGTGCAGTTTCTTTGTTATGGCTATGCTGAATGAATGTGGCATAACGAATAGTATCACAGGTTGGTCACCGACTGCATACAACAAGCGCGATGTGATATTTACGGAAGGAAAGTTTGTGCAAGCATTCAACGACCGCGATGTGCTTGTTATGACTTTGAGTTATCCAAACTTTCGCAAACAACGTTACAAAGGCATTGGTCACACTGGCATCGTTGACCGAATAGGCAAGTATTCAGTGCGGACTATTGAAGGCAATACGAATGATCAAGGCATGCGTGATTCACGTTCACGCGATGGAGTGTATTACAAGATTCGACCACTAACCAAAAACTTACACATTACGCGATGGGGAAAAACAAATTAAGGAATACTGTGCTACTGATAATAGCTCTTACTATTATTCTAATGACTATTCTCACAAGCGTGAAAACGTGCAATAAGCCCGTAACAAATCCTGCTATAAAAAGGTTACAAGACATCAATGATTCGCTCTATCAAATTATTGAAACTAATAACGCCAAAACGGATAGTTTATTTTTAAAAATTGATAGCTTGAAGATTGAGCAAGATACCATTATCACAAAGCAACAAATCACAAATGAAATTTACCGCAATGAAACCTATAACATTCTTTCTTCTTCTGCTACTGATAACGATGTCAAGTTTCGCGCAACCATCAAAAAATCGGACAGCTTACTCAAAGCAGGATTTTATACCCGAACTTACAACTTACGACAGGCAGCTTTTCAATCTCAACTTCAATAGCATGTTGTATTGGTATGATACGGCAATGCAGATTGATTCGCTGTATCAAATGGAACGGTTGAAGGTTACCTATTACGCGAAGATAACAGGCATTCAGGCAACGAGTTATGAAACATTAGCGGAAATCTATAAGAATAAGCAGAGTATTGAAAAGGCGATTGCAGTTGAAAAGGATAATGAAATAGGCGAATTAAAAAAGAAGAACAGACGGTTAATAATTACTAACACAGCACTGACACTTGGTATCACAGGACTGGCTTTTTCTACTATATATTTTGCAATCCTATGAACATGGCTTTTGAATTACGTGATGTTATTACAATTCTCGGTGCAGCTATATCACTTGCATCGTTATATTTTGCACTAAAGCGCAGCGTGGATAAGTTAGCCGGGCAAGTGCGCGGAATAGACATCTACCATAAAAGAGAAATTGAGATGATTAACAATGCGCTGAAAGAACAGAAAGCCGAATTGAATAGTAAGAATGACAAGTTGGAAGGGAAGATTGATGCGATACAAACGCAGATTGCCATGATCAGTTCGCACCTTGCTGAACTGAATGGCTACTTGAAAGCTAATAAGTAATACTATGCATACAATAGACCGCGAAAAGCTACATCGTGAATTACATGATGGGACTGGACCACTTTTGCCACGTGTTCGCGAGCTGATAAAAAAGTATGGCTTAGATATTACGGTCAATTCATTAGAAAAAAGCTATCGCAGGTATGTAGATAAGCTGACTATGCAAACGGTCAAACCAACTCCACAGCTTCAAAAGTTGGATAACCACATCGGTGACTTCACCAACATGATGAATGAGTTGATTCCACAAGAAGCGAATCCACTTGACTTACCACCATCGCAGGAAGCGAACTACAAACCTTTCAAGCTACCGACAAACCACAACAACATTCTGCTGTTGTCGGATATTCACGTGCCGTATCACAACATTCAGGCATTGACACTGGCACTGAAGTATGGGCTTGACAACGATGTCAATACCATTCTCCTCAATGGTGATATTATCGACTTCTATGCTATCAGTCGTTTTGAGAAGGATCCACGCAAACGGAACTTTGGTCATGAAGTCTTAATGACAAGACAGTTTCTTCAAACGTTACGCAAGCTGTTTCCGAATGCCGCGATATATTACAAGTGTGGCAACCATGATGTGCGCTATGACCACTATATCATGCGCAATGCACCTGATTTGCTTGGCATGGATGAGTTCAATTTTGAATCATTGATGAAGTTGGATGAGTTAAATATCACTTTCATACCGGATAAGCAAATCATTCACGCAGGCAAGCTTACGATTTTACATGGTCATGAGCTTGGCGCATCAGTATTCAGCCCGGTAAACATCGCACGTGGTTTATTCCTACGTGCAAAAGATAGTGCATTGTGTGGTCACCACCACCAAGCAAGCGAACACACAGAGCCAAACATCAACGGCAAGATTACTACATGCTGGAGTGTCGCCTGTCTATGCGAATTGCATCCTGATTACATGCCTATCAACAAGCACCATCATGGTTTTGCACATGTGCGCGTGTTAGATACTGGCGAATTTGAAGTGAGCAATTACCGTATAGTAAACGGCAAGATACGGTAAAAGAAAAATGCCCCACCGTTGCAGGGCATTGTTCAATCAAATAACAAAAACACTAACATAGTACACAAACGCGGCAAATATAAACATGAAACGCAAGCAACATCCAAAAGTTATCCATCGAAAGTTGGGAAGGGAACGTGCGGATGGATTGTACTGCGATAACGTTATCGAGATAGATCCAACGTTACCGCCTATGCGCTACATGATTGTTCTCATTCACGAATACCTGCACCACATCCAACCGGAGTGGAGTGAGGAAAAGGTTGATGCTGAAGGTGAGGCACTCGGTCGCTTTCTTTGGAAGCATGGCTATCGCAAGGTACAGCAGTAATCATTCATCCAGCAGACCTTCGGTGATTTCGTAAAACGTATCGTAAAGTTCTGCAAGCTTGCCTTGCACATCTCCATCGTGTTCACCGTACTTATATTCATGACGCATCAAATCCATGATGTCTTTTAGTGCATCCTTATACCGGGCAGCGTTAAGGGTGTAGTTGTATTCTACTTGTTCTTCGGGTAGATTAAACGTTAGTGTTGCTTTCATCTGCTTCAATTTGTGTTTTATTTGGTAATCCACTTTCACCATCTAAGTAGCCATCATTATAGGAATTCAAGATGTTTTCCATTTCCCATGTTTGTGCTTTCATCATAAACGCATCCAGTTCTATCCACGATATGTTTACCGATGGTCCTTGAAATCTCTTGCGCAAAGCTTTACTAAGTCTGCGCATGGCTGTTTCTTTTTTCTCTTGTGTCATTGGTTACGTATTAAAGTTATTAATTCATCTAATGCATTAAGATTTTTATAATACTGCCATTCCGAAGCCGTTGGTTTTATGTCCTCATGTCTTAAACGGAATAAAACAAATTCACCAAATTCTTCAGCTGTTGGATGTCCCATCTCATCCGGTGTTCGATATACTTCATATCCAACAGATACATATTCTCGCTCATCTTCAACTTTTACCTTGCACCAATATCTAACGCCAATAGTATCGGAATCAGGTCCGTTTGTACTTTCTTCACGAGTCAGTTGCTTACTTTCTAATTCAACTATTTTCATTTTTATACTCATAAATACTTTGTGTCTTTGGTTATGGTAAATAGGTCTTTATTGACCGCTTTAATTTTGTGAAATAGATTGTCTTTGACGTAGCGTGTCTTGGCATTGATAAACATATTCAGCAACACCAACCGTTCTTCTTTTAATTCATCAAGCGGCATTAGGTTTCTTTTGGGCATTGAGTTTTAGTATTTCGTTTTTGACGTGGTGGTAGTATGCTTTAACCGAATAGTATTCACCAGTTCCTTCGAAGTCCTGCATGATGTCGCTGGGTGCGTTTGTGATTGCTTCATCTACGCAATACAACGCGCAGTTGATAGCTTTGAAATGCACCTGTGCTAACTGACCTTCCTGCGATTCACCCTCGACTATATCAAAATAGTTCGAGTACAGTTGCCATGCTTTGTCTTTTGCTTTCATTGTTTAGCTTGTTGATTAATTCGATTACTTGTTCCTTGTTGTAGTAGTGCTGCATTGAATTGCGCACGTGGTCTTTAAGTTGTTCGGTGTTCATTTATTTCCTCCTTTATCTTTTGGAATCCATTTTGGAAACCATATTGCAACTTCATTATAAACTTCATGGAAATATCCAATCACCCACCATTCAGTACCACCTTTGACTTCACACATCAACCATTGTTCACGTGAGATTGAAAACTGATAAAAGTCTCTATGTTCTTTCCAACTGGCAATCCATTCAATGTTCATCAATTCATCTAAGGAATTAAACGATGCATGTTCGTCTTCGTAACCGGAAAAACATGCTGGTCGATATCGTTGTATTTTATTCATTGCTCACCTCCTTTATAGGTTTGGTTGTAGTAACATGTTGCAGCTCGGTTGTTCCATTTAGGGATAGTACTTTGTTCGTCTGTGCGACCTTCTCGATATGCCTGCAGGATTTGTTCCCGTTCCTGCTCTAAGCATTCAGTCATTTCCTGCATAAATTGCTTACCGCGCTGGGTGTGTTCATCAAACAATGAGTTAGCGTATCTATGCATTATTCTCATTGCTATTTGTAGTGCCGTTTCTTTACTCATGGTTTGTTTTAATTAATGATATTTGGGTTGTACATGGCTATTGCAATTAATACTGCGATGATTACAAAGAGCCACATAAGATATCTAAATCGATTGGTAGCTGTTGGTTCCATTATCCTAATGTATTTAAGTATTCACGCCACATTGGTACACGTTCCTGAAGCTTTGCGATTGCATCGGCATCAAACTCCACAACCTTTTCATGGATGCGCTCATGAACTGGTATATCGTATTCCCAATTCGCAAGATCGCTTTCAAGGTTAGCGTTTGGATTTTCATTAAGGTACGTAGGCATGTCGAATATCATGTTCTTTTCAATGCGTGATGCTTTCTTAATGAATTCAGGATTGCTTTGTGGATCAATAAGATTCATGCGCAATGATAGGCGGTACTTTTCAGTATCTATCATTTGGCTTGGCGCATTGACCAGCACGAAGCAAAAGGTAGCTTTAGGCGCACCTGTTAGCCAGCAATAAGCTTGACCTTGCCAATAGTAGTCTTTGCTTAATTCATTCACCTTTGCATCAATGAAGGTATGGATGTCCCAACTGCTTTTAATATCCGGCACATTGATTACTTCGCTGCCATCTTTGATAAGCAAATCAGGTGTACCTGTGATGAAGTCATTTTGAAAGTTTACTTCATTCTTAAACACGATTGCGCCACGTTCTCTGCGCCAAAGGTCGATTGCATCATTCTCTACGGCAATTCCCTTTTCAATGTACTTGTTGCTGATTTCTTTGTAGCGTTTGTACTTCTGTTGCACGTAGACTTCAAGCAATGCGCTCTTAGTAGTTTCCGACAAACCTGTTTTGGTGCGTGCATCAGTCATAAGCTTACCAAGCTGCGATGCTCTAAATTTTACTTGTTCCATTGCGTTTTGTTATTTGTTGCGAATGTATTAAAGCAAACCTGATAGCTGCTGCTTTTTAACATTTATTAACGGCTCGATTTGATTCAGTAGTTCCGGTGGGCATGCCTGCAGAATGATGTCGCAATCGTCTAAGCTATGTGCCTTTTCAATCAGCTCGTGCAAAAATTGCACATCCTTATTCGCTGATGCCAGCGTGCCTTTCAACTTGAATGGCTTGTACACATCCACGTTCTTACGATTTAAGTCGCGACCTAATAGCTTACCAAATGACACCGCAGCGTTTTTAAGGCATTCAGTTTTAAGTTTAGGAAATGCAAGGTCTAATGCGTTCGGTTTCTTATTGTCCGCGTTCAATGCCCACCTATTGCGTTCGATAGGATCTGCGGCAATGTGGCTCGGCACTTTGTCCACCATGATAACAATGGATGCTGCACCTGTTCTGCGTAACTCATACCCGGTTATCGGGTGAATCACTACCAAGTCAAGTGAACCGACTACTTCATTCGCCATGCGTTCCCACTTGAAATTTTCAGTGCGCCAATGCCCAAAGAACATTTCGTCAAGTGTGGTTTCTACGTGGCTAACTACCAGCGTGACGGCTTTGCCATCGGGTGTTTTTTCGATGCCTTCCTTATCAGGTGCAGCGTTAAGCATTTGCTGGAATTTCTGCAATGCTTCTAAATTGTCTTTGTGAAATGAGTTCATGTTATTGTGATTTAGGATTAATACTTCATTAGGCAATCATTCAGTTCTTGACAGTAGCTAAGAATAGCGAAGAAGATTGCGCCCCATACGATGTACTTGATTACTTTACTTGCTTTCATGTTGTTGTTTTTTGTTATTGATGGTGCAATGATAGTATAAATACTTACACCACTGCTGTTAAAAATTGTTAAAATTTATACCCTCAACAGTACGGATTAAGGAAGCACTCGGAGATTTATATCAATCAGGGTATAAATTACGCCCACGAATAGCTGCCGTAGTTCGGGAATAATTCGAAATACATGCGCATCATGATAGCATCTGCATAGTCAGGTGACTTGCCATGCATCCGGGCTATTTCATCTTTGGAGATAACTGCGAGTTTGCCATCTGCTTCAGGTTGCCTTCTACGTATCATGTCCAGTTCCTGAACAATTACATCGCGAAACTGATTGACTTTAAAGATTACTTTGTTCTGCTCAATTAATTCTGCAAGCTTAAAATAACATTCTGCTTTTTGGTTCGTATATCGGTCGGCTTGCTTTGCCCTTCCACCATTAAGAAAACCGCGACACTTTAAGCTATCTACTACACCACCACCTACACCATCTTCATCGCAAATCACATTGCTTAATTTAATCCCATGCCTATCACATAGTTGGCGAATGGTAGATACAACTGTTGTGATTGGTTGCTTTCGCAGTTCGTGTATTTCAATCAGGTGCAATCCATGCCACACGCAAATGACACTTCTATCTTTTCCAAGTCGCGCAATATCCGCACTGATGTATTTTTCACCTTTTGCTTCTTCATCCCGGAAGCAGCGCACCAAATCGTCGTACTGGTATAGGTTATCTACGGACTCATCATACTCCCAATCTCCATCCAGTAGACGTCTTCTGTCCACTTCAGGCAACATGCGCAGCGTTTCAATGTACGATTCGGGTAGATGCGGATTGTCATTTGGCAATGATTGTATGAACGCAAGATGTTGCGGTAAGCTTTCCGTCTTAAACGGGGCGTAGAATTCGTTGTACAGCCATCCTTTTGATGGATTGCATGTAAGCAGCATCTTTGGTTTGAGATCATATTGATTTAGTTTAAATCGAATACGTGACTGTAAGATATCTATCGCTCGCTTGCTAACCTGTGCTGCCTCGTCTACGTAGGCATCTGTTAATTCTAACCCGCCTAAACTATGGAACTCCGCATCCGATGGATAAGCAAACAAATCCTTTAGTATTATCTCGCTTCCGTTACTGAATGTAATTACGTGTGTTTGATTGTTAATGGTGTAGTGTTCGTTGGGCGCAAGACCAAACATGTTCGCTACTTCAAAAAACGTTTTAAGCGTGGTCTTCTTTAGCGTGTCAAGTTTACTTCTACCTATCAACCCACGTGTGCCCGGATATTTAAACCTTCGGCTTATCTGCCATGCACAACCGATAAAAGATTTTGATCCGCCTGCAGCACCACCGAACAGCACCACACGTGCCGGGTGTGAGTTACCCAACACGCGCAATGCTTCTTTTTGTTTCGGCAGGTATTCAATCATGTAAACAATCCGATGTACATTCCAACCAAGCCACCGCACAGTGTGGCTATCATGTCAAGTGTGCTAAATTGTTTTTCCTTAAGCACTGAATCAAATAGTTCTTTGCCTGCTGCAAACGCAAACACCACAATCATCGAGAATGGTGCGCTGAATATCGAAGCCGCAGCAGCGTAGATAGCAACACCATACAGCGCATGGTTTGCTTTGTCTTGGGGTAGGTTAGGCAGGTTCATTAGAACGGCAGGTCTCCTGATGGATCGTCTTGTGGTTCGTCACGCTTTACGAGTGGCTCGCTCATCTTACCTGAAAAGAATTTGCCATTCTTGCCTTCCTTAACCCATGCAGCCAATCGCATCTTCTTTCCATTGACCATGATTTCACCTGTGTATTCAGGTGCGTTGTTGGTTGTCTTGTTGTTCTTGAATAGGGTGAACTGTCCCTCTTGCATTTGATAGTTGCTCATTGTATTAATTATTGATTATTCCGATGTCTTCAATCATTAGACTAATTGTGGTCTTGCCGTAGAAGTCCTGCGTTTCTACCACTTCAAAGGTTTCATGGTCGATGCTATGACCATTGATGAAACCAATATAGATTTCAGTATCATCGTGATACTGCGCAAGCTTGTCCCACAATTCGCCTACTGTCATAACTTGTATTCGTCTTTTTCGGTTAGCAAATGTAACTCCTCAAAGATAAGGCGCATTGCCATGTTATCACTCATTGCTGGTCGCATACTTCGCTTTGCTGTTAGCACGAATAGTTTGCGTAGCAAGTCGGTTTCTTTTTGCTTATCGTATTGCTTCATCAGTATTCATTTTGCGTTTCGATTAGTTCCTTGTAACGTTCCTGCCTATATTCGGTAAACTGATACGGCTTGTTTTTGTACACGCGAAAGCGCATGTCGTTATCCCATTGCGGCAGCGCATCGTATTCGCGCATGAGTGCAATTTCAAGTGGTGGTGGATTTTCCCTTTTCACTTCGCGCACCGGTTCTTCTTTGATGCTTAACTTATCCGCTGCCTGTTGCATAGCTTCCATGATTTGCGGATGCTGGAACATTTCGTAGATGTTGTTCTGCTTTTGTTCTTCAGTTCGCATAGCTGTGATGTGCATATCGCGTTCCTGTTCAAACTTCAATATCCATTCGTTCAATATCGATAAATCCAAACGATTGTAGATAGTGCCATACATACCTGCTGTGCCGCGATCTAAACACAACTGGATATCTTCAAGACTATACTTCCAATGATGCTGCACAAAGTGTTCAGCGGCAAACTTTATCTGTTCATTATTCATGTTCTTTTCGATGTTGAGCATTGCACAGCACCGGGCAATGAGCATTGAAATTTTAAACTTCGTTTCTTCGCGGTCTACTTTTCTAAGACTTGCTATCTTGTCGCATTTCACGCTCTCGTGCAAAGTCAGCTGCGATTTGGGCTGCCACGTTTTGATAGTGTGCAACGTTGTCAAACCTTTGTTTTGATCCATAAGAATTAGATTTTTGATTATTAGAATTTTCGAATTTACTATTATTTCCCATCCAGTTGCGTGCTGAAGCTTTCCAATCTTTCATTTGGTTTTTACCCTGCTTCCAACCATTAGCTTCGTAGTAGTTAAAAAATTTTGCGGACTCGGTGTTTATTTTTTCATCAGTCCATTGCAAATGCTTTTGCATTGAATACTCACCCATAAAATTATAAACTTCATTTTCGGTTGGGCGTGTAAACGCCATACTATTGTTTCTTTGTTTCTTTGTTTCTTGGTTTCTTTGTTTATCTATAGGGGCACTGCTGTGTTCAATGCTGTGTTCAATGCCGTTGCTGTGCTGTATCAATGCCGTATCCAATGCCGTATGCAATGCTGTGGCTTTTTTGCTACGGCATATTGATATTATTGTGCTGCTATACTGGTTCTTAGATTCACTAATGATTTGAATGAAATTCCATTTAGCTAAGTCGCTAAGTGCATCCAAGTATGTTCGCTTGTTACCAATGTGCAAACCTTCCATAGTTGCGTTCGTTGGTATTCCAAACTGCTCCTTCCATCCAAGTCGATTGTTTAGTTCAATGATCCACATGAACAAAGCAGTGTGCTGGCACTTCACTTCCGAATGCTCAAAGGCAAAGTCAAACCACTTCCGGGAAAGGTCATAACCATTATTTTTCATCGAGTAATTTTTGAAGGTGTTGTAAAAGTTGGTCTGCTTCATACTGTGTCATGAACACATACACATTCGCTCCATCTTCATAGCGTGCAGTAAAAAAACAAATTAGACCATTCACTTTTGAAACTTGAACAAAGTTCTTGTTTATTGAATCGCCAAAACGATTATCAAAATGACCTAACTTCAAACCAACTGAATCATGATACATAAAACTAAATACCCACCACTACACGTAAAGGCTCGTCCGCGCACGAAAGTGCTATGGCAATACGGCAGTGATGGGATTTAAAATGTTTTTCATAACGAACGAGCGTTGCAAAGATAATCAAAATATCTCTACTTCCAAATTGCAGTTGCAATCATGAATCCGATTACAGCACCTGCAGCTAATGCTAAGAAGATACGGCTATTGCTATTGTCGCATTCAGCTTCATGAACAACCGGTATTGGTGTGGGTGCTGGTGCTTTGCGAACAGGTGCAATAGTCATTTGCTGCATACCAGCTTTGCTTTGCGCTTGGTCAATACGCGATTGCTTCAGGCATTCCTTCACCATCGAATTTACAATGGCTTGTGTGGGTGCATTGCCTATCCACTTGGTCACGTCACCTTCGCGCTTAATCATTTTAGCTTCGCGCATCAGCGTAACCACACGCGAACCGATTCGGTATTTGCTTTGCATGTACTTGATGTCAAACTCCTTTGCAGTATATAACTCCATCATGAAGTCGTAATACTTTTCCTTTGTGCTTTTTCTCATTTTTCTAAATAGGTTTTAATTGTTTGTGTGAATTCTTCGAATGATCTGCACACCTTAACACAGTAACCTGCATTGATAAGCTGCGCGTGAACGATTTTTTGTGTGTCGGATAGCTTACCCTTTTCGGTTTTCATCTCAATGAACAGGGCATGATAAGCACCTGATGCCATGCAAACCATAAGGTCAGGCATACCGGGCATTGCTCCTTCTGCTTTCAAGATATTCCACCGCTTAGCGCGTTGAACTGGTGTACCACCAATGAACACACCGTTTGGGAATGATGCTATCAGTGTGCGTGGGAATGAATAGCGAAACCATTCAACGCAACGCTGCTGCATCTTGCTTTCGTCATGCTTCATGCAGGTAACATATTAGACATTGCTAACCAAAACTTACCCACGTAGTCTTCATCTGCCTGAATGGTAACCACAGGCAAGTGCCTTTCAAGGTACGAATACTCCCAACCGCCAACCGAATGCACTTCATAATCACAGCCAAGTGCAACCGGGCAATACTTTATACTGTTGCGTTCAACGGGTATATCAAAGCGCACTAACACATTCGTGGTGTAGTCAAGTGTAACCATGTAACACATGCGATATTCATTCACAATCTTGCGCTTAACCGTATAGTAGCGTTTATCTCCTACACGTTTGATGTCATGCACATCGTATTCGCTTTGCATCGAGTCAGTGAATTCTTCATGGAATTCCATTTGATTCAAGTTATGCTCGATTTCGCGCCACCTTTTCTCCTTATCGTCATTGCTGAATACCAGCTTGCACCAATTAATCAGTTTGCCATTGGTTACATTCAGGTCTTTGCGCATCTGCTCAAAGCTCATGTGGTCAAAGTTCTTCATGATATACAAAATATCACTACGTGTGGGTAGTTCAGTTGTTCTTCTTTTATTCATCGCCTTCGTGTTTAATGGTTATGGAATCGATTACTTCGCAAAGTGGTATCTGCATGACGTGGCTAAGATTCATTAGCTGTCGAAGTCTAATGCTGCCCGGATCTGCGCACCAATTATGCAGTGTTTTTTTTACTATGGGGGTGTTACTTCTTTGCATCGCACGAAGGAGAGCAGCTTTGCTCCCCAACGTACGTGCAATCAACCCATTTAGCTGATTTTCTTTTTTCATTCGATTGGTTTTAATTGTGGATTGGCTCGGTAGAATATCTCACGATGCACAGTGCTGAAGTGATGCATGAACACAGCTTCTTCGATAGGTTCGTAATGCTTATCGCGGCTTTCACGTTCTAAACGGAATGCTACTTCAGCAGCATCTTCATACTGCTTAGTTTCAATCTGCATCACGCGACCATC